TACGTCTCGATGTTCCAGGCGAACTGCGTGGCGCTCCGGGCCGAGCGGTTCATCAACTGGAAGAAGGCGAACGCGAACGCGGTGAAGTATCTGACGGCGGCCGCCTGGCCGGCGCCGACCGGGGTGACGTTCGGCGACGACGAGCCCGAGGCGACGACCGCGAACGGGAAAGCGAAGCGCGGCGGGTAAAGCCATGGGCGTCCTGACGACGGTGCGGGGCCGCCTCGCGCAGCTGCTCCAGCCCGCCGGGGGCGGGAGCGGCGCGTGGTGGCCGATTGTGCGCGAGCCCTACACGGGCGCGTGGCAGCACAACGATCCGCTCACGACCGAATCCGCGCTGGGCAATCCGAGCGTATTCGGCGCCGTCTCGCGGATCAGTCAGGACATCAGCAAGATCGCGCCCCCTCTCCTGCTGGAGCGGGACCGCAACGGCTTCTGGTCCGAAACGAGCAATCCCGCGTATTCCCCCGTGCTGCGTCGTCCGAACCACTATCAGACGGCGCAACAGTTCGTTGAAATGTGGGTGCTGTCAAAGCTCCTCTGGGGGAACACCTACATCCTGAAGCATCGCGACGATCGCGGGGTCGTCAATCAACTCCATATCCTCGATCCCGGGCGCGTGAAGGTGCTGACGGCGCCCGACGGCAGCGTCTACTACGAACTGCAATCGAACGAACTCGCAGGGCTGCCGGAGCAGACGCAACCCGTCGTGATTCCGGCGCGCGAACTGATTCACGATCGCTGGAACTGTCTATATCACCCGCTCTGCGGGATCTCGCCGCTCTCGGCGCTGACCGGTGCGATTGCGCAAGCCAAAGCGATCGCCGATAACAGCACGACGTTTTTCGCGAAGGGCGCGCGGCCCTCGGGCGTGTTGATCGCGCCGACCAAACTGGATCCCCTCGCGGCGGCCCGCCTCAAGGCGGACGCGGCGAACTTCAAGAGCGGCGAGATCCTGATCGCCGAGCTCGGGATGAAGTATGAGTCCGTGTCCACGTCGGCCGTCGATGCGGCGGTGATTGAGCAACTCGGCTGGACGGAGGAGAAAGTCTGCGAAGTCCTCGGGATGCCGATCAGCATCCTCAATAGCAGCAAGCAGCCGCCGTATGCGAACTCGGAGGCCTCGCAACTCCAATACAAATCGCAGGGCCTTGAGACGCATCTCGTGTCGATTGCGACGTGCTGGGGGGAGGGGATCGATCTGCCGTCCTATCTGAGGTTGGCATTCGATGACACGTTGCTGATCTGGATGGATACGCTCACGCGCGTCCAGGCCGCCCAAGCCGCCACGAGTGCGGGCGTGCTGTCGCCGAACGAAGCCCGCAGCGAATGGTTCGGCCTCGGGCCGGTGCCGGGGGGCGAGACACCGTATCGCCAGCAACAGGACTGGCCGCTCTCGACGTTGGCGAAGCGCGAACCGCCAACCGTGCCGGCTGCACCGCCGCAGGCGCAGCCCGAGGAAGAGGTGATCGCGTGATCGAATTCTCGCGCGTGACGCTGCCGGCGCTCTGGACGGTCGACCAAGCCAAAGTCCATCTGCGCATCACCGGCACGGCGCACGACGCCGACATTGCGCAGAAACTCGCGACGGCGCAAGAGGCGATCCTGTCGTATCTCGCCAGTGCCGCCGATCCGACGTGGACCGCCGCGACGGCGCCCGCCGCCGTCACGCATGCGATCCACATGTTGACGGCGTATCTCTACGAAGACCGGGGCGACGGGGGCCAGCCCGATGTGTGGCCGAAGATCTACGCGCTGCTGGCGGCGTATCGCGATCCGACGGTGGCCTGATGGCACGCGGCGACTGGCGGCACGTCGTCACGTTCCAAAACCCGGGGCCGGCGGGCACGTGGACGGATCTGGTCCCGTCGACGTGGCACGTCAGTCTGGCGCAACTGACCGGCGACGACATCGGCGTGTTCATCGAACCCGTGGCGGGCACGCCGATCAGTTCGGCCTCATATCTCGTGCGCGGCGATTTTCACCCGGGCGTCACGACGAAAACCAGGATGATCTTCGGGAGTCAGACGTTTGCGATCACCAGCGTGGAGAACGTCGATATGCGCGGCCTTGAGATGGCCTGTCACGCCGTGCCGCTGGTGATGTGATGCCGATACAGGCCACGCTGTCGATTGATGGGATCCGGGAATTGAAGGACGCGCTCGGCAGGTTGCCGTCAGAACTGAAGGGTCAGGCGACGCAGATCGTGCTGGATAGCGCGTATGCGGCGCAAGCCGAGATCGTCGCGGCGTATCCGAAGGGGCCGACGGGCAAGTTAAAAAAGGGCGTCAAGGTGCGGGTGCAGGAGATCGGGCCGTATAGCGTGGCGGCGCAAGTGCGCAGTAGTGCGCCGCACGGCTGGCTCTACGAATACGGCACGAAAGCGCGGAAGACAAAACGCGGCTGGAACCGCGGCACGATGCCCAACCCGCCGGATGTGTTCATTCCCGCGATGGTCCGCTATCGGCGCGCGATGTATTTGAAGTTGGCTGAACTGATTCGATCGACGGGGCTCATCGTCACGCTCGATGCCTAAGCGATGACCCGCAACCTCACAACGAAAGGGCGTGCAGGATGGCAATTTTAACGGGGCGCTATGGGCAGGTGAAGTGGGATCAGGCGGGCGTCACGGCCGTGCCGATCATTTCGTTGAACGCGTGGCAGGGCGATTTCAGCACCGAGTATGAAGACGTGACCTGCTTCCAAGACACGAATCGTGTCTACGTGCCCGGTTTGCGCAACAGTGAAGGTTCGCTGTCAGGATTTTGGAATTCTCAAGAACTCGCGCTGTTCAAGGCGGCCGAAGCGACGACCCCCGGCCTGCTCGAGCTCGTGCCGAACAGCACGGAGCCGACCTACGCCTGGTCGGGCCTCGCCTACATGGACGCCAGCATCGACGCCAGCTTGCAAGCGCCGAAAGTCTCGGGATCGTGGAAGGCGGCCGGTGCCTTCGCGATGAAGCCGGTCGTCGTCGCGACGGGCGCGACGGCGGGCACGCCCGGCACGTTCACGCCAGCGGGCGCCGCCGCCCCGGCGAATCTCGCCGCGATGACGGGGAAGACGGCGAACCCGGCGACGAACTGGGTGACGGGCCAATATATGCGACTCGGCGACGCGAGCACCTGCAACTGGAACGGCACGGCCTGGGTCGCGGGCATCCACGCGTAGGCGCGCGTGTTCGATTCGCTCACCGTCCATGGCACCCAGGGGGCGATCCTGTGGGGATATGGGGTCGCCGTCGACTTGCGATCGTGGCGCGTCGCCCGATCGCAAGCTGACCCCGTGTGGACGCTGACCGCGACGATTGCGCACGTCGATAAGTTCCAGGCGCGGCAACGCCCGTTGCTGTTCACGGCGCCACGCGCGGGCGGCTTCTGGGCGTGGCCCGTGCACGAAATCTCGATCGGGGACACGAACCTCTGGGCACGGCTGGGATCCCCAGAGCAATAGGAGATCTATGGGTTCTGATCTAGCGTCACGCGAGACGGTGCGTCTGCCGTTGTCCGACGGCAAGTTCATCACGGTCAAAAAGGAATTAAGCGCGGGCGAGTCGTGGGATCTCGACGACGAACCCGGGAACCGCATACAGAGCACCGTGCTCGCTTATCTCGTCGGCTGGAACCTCGTCGGCGCCGACGATCTGCCGCTGTCGTATAGCCCGGCGCAACCGAAGGACGAGCGGCGCGACACCGTTCGCGCGCTGAGTGAATCCCGAATCAAAGAAATCACCGACGCGCTGCTCCCGCATCTCCAAGCGATCCGGCGCGCCGAACAGGAAAAAAAAACGACCCCGCCCGTCGAGGTCGTATCCGTCTAATGCTGGCACTCTGTAAGGTCATGGGCATGAGCTACGACGAGATTCGCGCGCTGCCGCGGGACGTGTTTGACGTGCTCGTCGAGGACTTCCTGAAGTCGCACGCCGACCAAGAGGCGCGCGTCTAATGGCGCAACTGTCCGGCGTGATGACGGCGGATTTCTCGGACTTCCACTTCGAGATCGACAAGTCCGTCACGAAGCTAAAAGAGCTCGAGGGCGCGTCCACGCACACGAGTGGCGCCGTCGGCGAATTCAGCGAAGGGCTCAGCACGGTCGATAAAACGCTCGGCCTCTTTGGAGTCCGCATCGGGCCACAGATCCAAGCCCTCCGGGAACTCAATGGCGTCCTGAATAAGTCCGTGAGTGAGTTAGGCGCCTGGGGCACGGCGAGCGCGATCGGCGCCGCGGCGGTCGCGGGGTGGCAGATCGGCACGTGGATCAATGAATGGACAGGCCTCAGCGATGCGATTGGGGATGCGACCTCGTCCTTGCTCGGCTGGGGCGATGCCGGACTGGAAGCCACGCGCGCCAAGATCGACTTGTTCGCCCGCGCCTCGAACATTGCCGGCAAGGAGATCCGCGATGTCGGCCAGGCAATGGAGATCGTCAAGAAGCACAACGCCGCCCTGGCGGAAAGCTTCAACACGGGCACGGAGCGCGTGCGGCAGTGGAACGCGGAGATCGCGGCACATCGCGCGGACATGCCGACGATCACGGCCGAATTGAAGAACCATAGTTCGACGGTGCAGCAGCTCGCCACGCATTACGGCATCAGCAAAGAGGCGATCGAACACTACACGCGCACGCTCGGCGAGAGCGCGAAGGCGCAGAAGGCCTGGGCCGATGAAGCCCGGCCGCGCTATGAGGCGATCCGGAAGGCACAAGAGGAACTGACGCAAGCGTCGGGCGGTTGGCAGAAGACGCTGGCGACGCTGACGCCCACGGTCACCGCCGCCACGATGGCCGCCCTGAACTATGGCCTCGCGCACGACAAGGTCGCGCTGACGCTGAACTTGGCGACGATGGCGGCAACAGAGCCCGCGCTTGGCACCCTCGACCAGTGGGTGAAGACGAACGTCGGCGATCTCAAACAGTGGAATACCGAATGGCGCTTCACCTCGGAAGTGATCGAGGCCAAAGTCATCCCGTCCCTCGAGGCGGTGACGGCGACGGCGCAGACGACGGCGCAAGCGGTCGCGGCGGCCGTGGGCGTCACGCCGGGCATGGATCAGAAATCGGCGGGCAATGCGCCCGTCCCGATCAACACCGGGAACGTCACGTATCAGGGCGGCTTTGAAGCGGTCTTCGCGGAATTCATTCGGAAGCAAGGCGGCGGCGGCGGGGCGCTCGGCGGCCCGTTCACGATGACGCCGCAAAAAGACTTCCTCACCTGGGCACTCTCGATGGGCCTCGCGCAACGCGCCCCCACGGTGAACAACACGTTCAACATCGTCGACACCGAAAGCGGCATCGCGCGCCGCGTCGGGGACACGCTGACCGAGCAACTCCAGCGCGGCTCCCTGGTGAACTGATGCCGCTGCAGCCGGCCGTCCTCGGCACCGCGCGTCTGAATAACTTTCGGCTGGACTATCTCTCGCCCGCGCTCGCGGCGGAACGGGCGACGCGGCTGCGGATCCTGTTGGATGGGCTCGACCTCATGGCGCCGGGCGCACCCGTACGGGTGATCTACAAGTCGCTGACGATTCGCGATGCGCTCTTTGATGCGCCGAACACCTGTCAGATGACGTTGTATGGCGCGGCGGCGCCGCACGTCGGCCAGGCGCTCGAGGTGTGGATCGGCACGGGGCCGGGCGTGTTGCTCTTTAGCGGCGAGCTCCAGACGGTCGATCGCACGTATAAGGGCCGGCCGTCCACGGTGCTGCATCCGGTGACGGGGATCGACGATACGGCGCGGGCGAATCGGCGCCGGCCGCTGCGGCCCTACGTGAACGTGTCCGCGTCGACGATTGCGGCGGACTTGGTGACGACCTACGCGCCCGGATTTTCAACGGCGGGCGTCGAACCGGGTCTGCCGGTCGTGTCGATTAACTTCGACGGATCTGAAGCCGGCATGAAGGGCTGCCTGACGGCGCTCGCAAAGCTGATCGGCGGTTACTGGTATTTTGAGAACAAGACGCTTTACTTCTTCGTAACGCCGCCGGGCACGCCGCCGGATCCGATTGACGACACGCCGGGCCGGTTCCTGCACGACCCCGCGATCACCTGGTCGATCGACAAGTCGCAAGTGCGCACGCGCGTCTACGGGAAAGGCGCGAGCACGCGGATCAGCACATCGATCGCCGCGAACACGGATCTCGTGCCGCTCGAAAACGGCGAGATGTTTAACCCGGCCGGCGGCCGGGCGATCGCGGCGCGCACGCCGGACGGCGCGGCCTCGCGGGTGCTGACGTATACGGGCGTGCAGCTCGGCGGCGGCGGCGGCTTGGTCGGGCCGGGCGCGGCGCCGAGTGCGGCCCCGGCGCTCGCGCTTGTCGCCGGCGCGGGCATGGAAAGCGGCGCGCATAGTTACGCGGTGACGTTTGTCACGGCGAGCGGGCAGTCGTTGCCGGGGCCGATCGCGGCGATCACCGTGGGTGAAACGACGCCGCCCGCGAGTCCGCCCGCGCCTGGGGCGCCGACGAGCGGCGGATCCGTCGATGTCGGCACGCACTATTACGCGGTCACGTTCGTCACCGCCAGCGGCGAAACCACCTCGCCGGGTGTCTGGCAGGGCGTGACGACGCACATCGACACATCGGGCGCGATCGCTGAGACGCCTTATCCCCAATCGACCACGCCGCCGATTTCCACGACGGCGGTGATGGGCGGCGCGATGGCGCCGGGGAACTATAGCTATCGCATCGAATGGGTGACGGCGCAAGGCTCGACCGGCTGGGGCTGGGCCGGGAATCGCTTCGGCGGGAACCTGACGGCCGGCGGCAACGCGGTGACGATCAATTTCATCCCGGCGGCGCCGGCGGGCGTGACGGCGATGCGGATCTATCGCACGGTCGTCAATGACATGAACTATGACTTTGCCTCGGCGTTTAAGCTCGTC